TGATAGATCAAATGAAAGATGAGAAAATTGACGCATGCCCTATATTCGTTATACATGATGCCCTATTAGTTGACATAAACAATGATGATATAGATAGATTAAGAAAGTTTATTTTAAAATCAATTAGTCTACCTCAACTCCTGGGAAATTTTCCTGTCTCTATTGAGATCATAAGCAGCCAGTGAAATATTTATCTCTAGGATAGATTATGAAAATCACTAGAAAAGAGCTAAGAGAGATAATTAGCGAAGAAATAGAGGTCCTTAATATTAGGAATAAGGGTCAGTTTGCGTATATTATGCAAACAATTATGGACAATCCAGATGAACCCATATCTTCAGATCTAATAGATCCAATGTTTGGAAAACTAATCCTTCGAAAGGGTCAGCTCCTAAGCGATATCACACCTCAGTCAGCATGGTACATACAGCGTCACTACAATATAAATGTCGACACTGATGTAGATTTTTCCAGACCAGCGATGCCAAAAGAAAGGGTGCAAATGCCGCCCATTGAATTAGATAGAATTGCTACAACCTCACTGGGTAGGACTGTAAGTGATGATGTTCAGGCTGTTGCAAGCTCTCTTATGGGATATGTTAGATCTGGATCACCGGGCTTAAGATCAAGTATAGATAAAATTGAAGTAGCAGGACGTACCCAGATAGCTGTTCATCTTGTAGACCCAGCAAATAGAATGACGACAGATCAACAGATAGCATGCGCATTGAGAAACTTACTGGATCAAAAGATTAGAACTAATAGAAGATATGCAATTAGCCCATGCGGATATAAAGATAAAAAAGAAAAATATCTTATGATGATAGTCAGGGTTTAGTGTACAATCTATGAATGTATTGCTACATTTAATAGAGGTATAAAATGAGTCTAAATCTAGATCAAATTGAGAAAAACTGGTCAGTATTTGAAAAGCTTTGTGAAAGGTTTTCTGACAACAACTTAAGCAAGCTCTTATCTGCACTTGGAGAAAGAATTTCAACTTGTCCTGCAAGTTCAAGAATTTCGATGTACGGTGCGTATCCTGGAGGTCTTATTGAGCATGTACTTGATGTGACTTCATCACTTAGAAAGATCAATGAAGCTCACAATCTTGGGCTAGATACATCTTCAATTTTAAAAGTCGGGCTATTTCATGATCTAGGAAAGATCGGCGATCTTGATCGTGATTACTTTGTTTCACAGGATTCTAACTGGCATCGTGAGACACTTGGGCAGATGTTTAAATTTAACGAAGATCTCGAAAAAATGTCAATTTCACACAGATCGCTATTTCTACTTCAGTCATTTAATATTCAATTAACAAATGATGAATGGATAGCAATTCAGATTGCATCTGGATCACACTTTGAGGAGAATAGATTTTATGTAGGTTCAGAGCCTACACTTGCTCTAGCCCTTCAGCAAGCTAAATCAATGACTATTCACAGATCCAAGCTGGGTAATAGCTAATTGTAATGAATATTTAGTTATGTGAAAGATAAAGGCGAGAGTAAGTCTGGATATTATTCCAGTCACGGTGCAATGGTCCCAATGGGGCCTGCATTTACATCTGATGGCTCACAATATCTAGGAAGGCCAAGGCGTCCAAGATATTCAGGTTCGTCTGGAAGCCCATCAATGTATGCAGACAGCGGATTCTCTTCAGTTGATGGAATTGCAAGAGTCAACAGGGGATATGAGGATGAAGTAGAGATAGATCCAATGTTTCCTGATCAGGCCTGTGATGAGGACGAGGATGATTTTTTCTTGAGAACTAGAAAGCTTCCTGTATATTCCTTAGGCTCTAGCCCAAGAAGAGGTTCAGACCTTAATCCGCTTAAAGAAGGATTTATTCCTGATTTTGTCGAAGACTTTTTGAAAAGTGCAGGATTGTCAATTCCTGGAGTAGATATCCTTATAGGAAAGATGATTCTTGATAATGAGGCTGAAGACGGCAAAATAGCTATTGAAGAAATGTGTTCAATAGTTGGAATATCTCCAGAAGATCTTGCTGCCTCCCTAATGGATTCTAATGATGATCCCACAGTTTTAATTATTCAAAAGATATGCTCCCTATCAATTCAAGACAGGCTAGACGCAAGAGATAGATTTAGAGAATTTTTAGGTTCACTAAAAGATGCCATTATAACAATTGTTCAAGCATATGATTCTCTTGTAGTAGCTGTTGCAATTCCAGTACCAGGTGATGAGCCCATAACACTTCCGGCTGTAAACTTTATTTCTGGTCTTGGGGGATTTTTTACAAGAGCGCTTCCGATCGAAAGACTTATTTTCAACTTATCTTCTAGGCTTGCAAGAATGTTTGTAGGAGTGATAGAAGTTTCTGAAGTCTTAGAGTCAGTTTCACCAAGATATAAAGATTCGATAGAAAGAATTGAAAGTGGATTTGGTCCCATATTTGTATCAATACGTCAGAGCCCAGCACTTTCTTTATCCAGGCTTGGTTCAGTCTACGCAGGATTAAATGGTGATGACAGCCTTTGTGTAGTTGACGACCTACCCGTATCTGAAGAGGCAGAGAGGGAAATGTCAGAGGACACTATGCATGATGAAGACGGCACTGAGTCAGAATATGAAGAAGTAGCTGCTGTAGCACCTCTAACTTCGATACCCGAGTCAGAAGATTCTTCTTTTTTTCCAGAGGCAGATGGCTGTGCATGCCCAATTTCAGAAGCAAGGTTTCTACTTTTAGAGAATAGATATAATATGTTAATGAGGAAATTAGGAATGTCTGAGTCAACGTTACGACAGTTCGTTAGAGAGATGATAAGAGAGTCAGAAGAGAAAGAACCACGAGACATGCCAAGCCGCTATGGTGGAGAAGGCTATCTTCCAAGCGATGTCTTACCGTATGGACAGGAATACATATGCGACGATGAGCAGGAAGAGAGAGAGGATATCTCTGACGAATACGCTGCATCGTACAAGGGTGATATGGGATATTCTGCACACAGCGCACGACCTACAAATCTTAGTGAGATTGCACTTAGAAGAATAATTCGTGAAGAGGCAAAAAAGCTACTAAGCAACGATAGATCAAAAAAAAAAGATGATGAGGAACAGGACGAGGCAAGCGGCGCAGGAGCTGTAGGTGGAGTTGTTACACCCATTGGAACAGGTCCCGACGGGGGAATCGGAGACGATGACGGTGCCAGAGAACGGTCAATATACGCCAATGAGAGAGGGTTTGGCGGGGGAAAGAGAAAGTCGTCCTGGATGACATATCCCCAAAAAAGATCATAATCATGAAAATATCAGAAGCTAAGCTTCGTGAGATTATATCAAGTCGACTTTCTAATAGTGATCTTGCCCTAAGTGAGGGATTTGCAAGCAGGAACATGGGCGAATATATTCCGGATGGAATGGATAGCTCAGGCTGGGAACAAGTTGTAGACTCCGTTAGAAATGATCTAGATAAAAAAATGTCATCGCGATGGTCCAGACGAGTAGGAAGGGCAGAAGCAGTCGCAGATGTTGCAGTAGCTACTGCGTTATTTGCATCTGGAGAAAGCGGAAAAGCCACGCAGTACATTAGAAATGCAGGAGTAGACGTTCTCCAGTCATCTGCACAGGCTCCTCTAGTTAAGCTGGTCGGAGGTGCACTTCCTGCAGCTTTGATCTGGGCAGCTATTGAGATTCCGATGCTAACATTTGAAAGCCTTGCAGCACTTGATAATCCATACTGGAGGATCATAGATATGCATAGAAGATATCGCGAGCCAATAAACGTTGGTGAGCATATAGAGGAGCCACAGGCCGGCCTCACAGACATAGATAGGGGCGGAGTCATGCAAAATCCACTATATGGGCTTCAACAGGATGTCTTGCTGAATGATAATGCAACTCATGTTATCCAGCTCATGAACCCTGACAAAGGCAAGCACCCAAGAGACACAGAGCGACATGACATTCCTGCAACAGACAAGCCTGTACTTACAAAAAGAACCCTTGCTTACATCCTTCAGCCCTGGCGCGATATGAAGACAATGGAGGGAGTTCACAAGCAGGCAGGGAATGTAGCTCGTGCAATAAGACAGGGAATAGATAGAAATAAGGCAGAAAAGATCAAGTCGCATATAAACGGATTCTTTTCTAAAGTAGACTCAGCAACTCCCTCTGGACCCTGGCTCTCTGACGGAAATTTTGACCGCATCAATCTCTTGATAGATAAGCTTTCTGCAAAGGCAGATGAGATAGGAATTGATAAGAAAAAGGTGAGAAAGATTGTCAACTTAAAGGTTGACGACGCCGGATGGGGAGGAGGAACAGGAAATGAGAACTCCGGACTTGGTGGTTATTTTTGGCATAGGGGTGATGTCTCTCCTATGCCCAGAGAGAAGAAGCTATGGACCATTCTTGCAAAAAGATATAAGAAAAAATTAAGTTAGAATTTCTTTCTTTAACTTCTGAACAATTGTCTATTGTTGCAGTACATTTAAATTGTGATCTCGTTATATCACAAAAATATTGCCAATTTACCAGTTTAAAAATTTAGGAGGTTAACAATGGCATTTGATAGAGAAGCGCTACAGCGCAGGCTTGATGCACTAAGCGGAAATAGAAAGAGGAAGTCAGCTACCTGGCGGCCAACAGAGGGAGAGGATTCCACTATTAGGCTATTGTCCTTTCCGGACAATGATGGACAGCCTTTCAAGGAGCTCTGGTTTTACTATAATATCGGTAATAATCCAGGTCTTTTAGCACCATATCAGTTTGGTGACCCAGATCCGATTCAGGAGCTGATCACAAAACTTAGAGGAGATGATGCTCGAGAGTCATATGAGCTTGCAAAGAAGCTATATCCAAAGATGCGTGTCTACGCACCAATCATCGTGAGGGGTGAGGAGGACAAGGGCGTCCAGATCTGGGGTTTTGGAAAGATGGTATACCAGTCTCTACTTAACATCATGCTTGATGAGGACTATGGGGATATTACAGACCCACTCGAGGGAAGGGATGTCAAGGTTACTTGCACTCGAGAGGCAGGAAGAAAGTGGGCAACTACAACTGTTAGGCCTCGAGGAAAGGAGACAGCTCTTTCAACAAACAAGTCTCAAGCAACTGAGTGGATGTCTGACATTACAGACCCGTCAAAGATGTATGAGTGTAAGTCGTACGATGAGCTTAGCAAGATCATCAATGACTGGCTAAACTCTGATATGGATGATGACTCTATGGGAACTTCTATGGGTGGTTCATCTACCACTACAGCCAGCACTGAATCCTCCAAGGAGGGAACAGGCTATAAGTCTCTAGACGATGCTTTTGCAGACTTGATGGAATAATACAATACTGGGTGAGGGAGAATATATCCCTCACCCATTTATACACATCAGGAGTGTAATTTGCCAAAAAAGAATGATTTTACTAGTGAGCTAATTAAATCTCTTAATAAAGAACATGGAAGCAGAGTTGCATATAATTTAAGTCAAGATGAATCTCCCACTCATGTTAATCGGTGGATTAGTACAGGATCAAAGCTTCTTGACTATATCTGCTCAAACAGAAAAAACGGGGGTCTTCCAGAGGGCAGAATTGTAGAGATATTTGGGCCACCATCAATTGGAAAGTCTCACATAGCGACACAAATTGCAAGAACAACCCAGAACATGGGTGGCATTGTAGTCTATATTGATACTGAGAACGCAACTTCTGTTGAGAATCTGGGCATGCTTGGGGTCGACGTATCTAAGAGATTTGTCTACGTTGATACACACTGCACAGAAGAAGTTCTATCAATCGCAGAGGCAACAATTATGAAGGCAAAGGCAATGGACAAAGATATACCTGTAACCATTGTCTGGGACTCTGTTGCGGCGTCTTCTCCAAAGGCAGAGCTACTCGGAGACTATGATAAAGAATCCATAGGGCTTCAAGCCCGGGCTATCTCTAAGGGTATGAGAAAGATCACAGGTGTCATAGCAAATCAGAATGTCTTGTTTGTAATTCTCAACCAGATTCGAACTAAGATTGGTGTTATGTACGGTGATCCTGATACCACTCCGGGCGGAAAAGCAATTCCATTTCATTCTTCAACTAGGATAAAGCTGGGCGCGGGTCAGCAAATAAAGGACGGAGAAGACGTAATCGGAATACATGTCTCAGCAAAGACCATTAAGAATAAAGTTGCACCTCCATTTAGAAAGATTAACTTTGAAATACATTTTGGTGTAGGGATAAAAGAGCACGAACAGGTATTCGACCTGCTCAGAAAGCATGGGCCTGCAGTCATTAATGGTAAACAAATTACAGTCTCTGGAACCGGCTCATGGAAGTGCTTTACAGTAATTAATATCGATACTGGTGAACAGCTAATTGAGAAGAAATTTCATAAACCAAAGTTTGATGAGATAATGAACAATCCAGAGTATTCAAAATATATTGATGATCTTCTAGAGGCAGCAATGGTTAAAAAGTTTAATGAAGATCCTGATGTTGATATCGATTCGTACGAGGAAGTAAGATCAATTGCTCTTGAGATTGAGTGAGATTTTAATTGAGCAAGATAAGACCAATAGTTTTAGTTGATGCATTTAACCTTTTTATGCGCCACTATGTAGCACACCCTGCAATGAGTGAACAAGGCTATCATGTTGGCGGAATAGTGGGATTTCTAAATGGGTTAAAGAAAATATGTCTTGAAATGTCTCCAAGAGAAGTTGTCGTAGTATGGGAGGGAGGCGGATCTAAGAAGCGTAGAGATATCCTTCCCACATACAAGATGAGCCGAAGACCGCAGAAGCTGAATAGATTTTATGAAAGCGACGATATTCCAAATACAATTGAGAACAGGAATGATCAAATTTCTTTTTTAATATCTTCACTAAAAAAGCTCCCAGTAATTCAGGTCTATGTTGATAGCTGCGAAGCAGATGATGTAATAGGGTATCTCTCTAGATATAAATTTAGAGAAGATAAAAAGGTCATTATCTCCTCTGATAGAGATTATTATCAACTTTTAGATAATAGGACAGTTATTTACTCACCCACTTGGAAGAAGTTTGTCAATAAAAAAGAAGTTATAGAAAAATTTGGAATAAGTCCAACAAATTTCTGTCTTGCAAAGTGTATGTGTGGTGACCCATCTGATAACATTAAGGGAGTAAAGGGTGCAGGATTTAAGACTATTTCAAAAAGATTCCCAATGCTATCTACAGAGGATGACTGTACAATACTTGACATAATTTCTGAGGCTAGAGAGAGAGCTAAAGACAAGAAGTCACCCAAGATTTTTAAAGAAATAGCTGTCAGTGAGAACCTAATTAGAATGAACTGGAAATTAACTTATCTAGATACTTCAAACATATCGGCAACTCAAATTAAAAAGATTGAAAGTTCAATTGATACTTTTAGCCCTTTACCAAATAAAATATCACTAATCAGGATGATGATAAAAAATGGAATTCAAAATCTTGATGTCGATCACCTTTTTCTATCAATGAGGAACATTGGAAAACGTAGTAATGATAAATGAGTATGCTTCTGAAGGACTTGCACACTTTAAGCAATATGGCAAATCCTTTCAGGAGAAGATCTTTCAGTGCTTGATCACTGACAAAAATTGGTCTACA